GTGTCGGGCCACGCGAAGCGTGTGGGGGGGGTCTAGGAGACTCCTTATGGGGGGTATGGGGGTTCGCATGGGTTCTTGCGCCGCAGGGGCGTGGGGAGGCTACTCTGATGCGGGAACAGGCCCACCGCGTCAGCGTTAACGGTGAGTCTTATCTGCTTCGCCCGCTTCTGTGCCCACATATGGGAGCGTCCATACATCTTGCAAAGCGTACGCGAGCCGAGACAGCCGGGAAGACTGAGCGACCAGCGTACTAGCTCGACGTGTCGACGGAAGGCGTGGCAGTCCGAGTAAGCGATAGCATCGAAGAAGGCCTTGAGCATAACGCCAACGTGATCGCGGGAGATGAATGTCTCGGTCTCCTGGCGTACGTTGTCACCGTCTACCGTTGCCCATGCTGGGTGGTTAGGGTCGATGGAGAAAATGTGCCGGCTCTGTACCATCTCGCGGTAAGGCAGGACACCAGCCTCTCGCATCTTCTCTTGAGACTTCTTGGACTGCTTGAAGAACCAAGCGTCGAAGGACTTGGCCTCCTTACTCGGCGCCGTGAGGTCGTTCAGGGATGACATGAGTAGTCGTCCTCCTGGCGGTCCATCATGGTCTTCCAGAGTTTCAGGTAGGCCTTGAAGCGTTGGGCCTTGGCCTTGTCGACGCGGGAAGGGATAGCCCGGGTAGGTGGGGGCATCGGCTTGCGCTGCTTGGGCGGCGTACGTTTGTTGACCACAGGGATAGAGTGTTAAGTTATTTAGCACAGCGTAAGTGAATTATGCAGTCGGTGGTCTAGCCGTATTGAACCAGAGAAAGGACTCTAAATCAAATCGCAGATAGCCCTTACGACGGCATCGGGTAACAAAGGAATTGAAGGACAGACGCACCTCGCCCCTTTGACGTGCCTCTTGCAGTCTGCTCCTTGATGGTCTCTTGAATGTTCTGTTCAGCGCGTTGCCGGCCTCAACGATGGTGCGGATCTGTTCCATCGTGGCCTGCTCTGGGATGTTGGTTGCAACGTATTGACGGAACTCTTCGTCTTCGTTCCTAAACTTGGCTTGAGCAACCTGGACGGCATAGGTTCTAATCTTCTCCATGACTTCGGGCTTATCACGCCAGAGCTTCTGACGAAGTCGGCTTAACTCGTACCGCGTAAGTTTAGAGACAGGCTTGCCCTTTTTCTTCTTGGGAGAGTTGGGTATATTATCGGGAGGTTGGGTATTATTCATAGGTTTGGTTATTTGAGGAGAGTTGCGTTGTTAAATATTGAAACGACCAGCGACCACTAGGGAGCGTATTGGGAGTTTCATACCCTACTCTGTGGCTAGTAGGGAGAGAGTGTTGCAAGAGTGTAGTAGGACTGTAGTTAAACTGTATGAGGGATAGTTTCCATCGTCGCAAGGGATAGAATAAGGCAGGGGTTAAAGGGCTAGAGGCTACGAGGATACCAACCTAGGAACTAAAACGCCGTGTAGACCCCTTAGCGGGGCTAGGATTGGCGGTCTGGGTGGCGACCGTGGACTGGCTTCGACGCTCCCAAGCGATGCGTCCATCCTCTTTGGCGTGTCTAAGGGGGATGCCTGACGTATATTTGCCGTATTCGTCTTTAAGTCCGGCACGTCCACCGCGCTTGGCAATACGAAGAGTATAAAACGGCTGCTCTTCCATTCCTTCTGGGGTGCTGTCTTTACCTAAAACCATGACGGCCCGGTGCCAGTTAGCGAGTTCGGCGCTCCCACTCCCAGCGTATGCAAGGTCACCAAGTGAGGTAGGTTTGTCTTTAGACGGCTTGGTGGTATGGTGGACGGAGAAGAGGATGACGCCCGTGTCTTGGAGGACGGGCTGAATGATGTGACGCAGGAAGTGAGACGCGGCCTCCTGATCGGATAGGTCAACGCCGGCGAACCCTAGGATGGGGTCAATCCAGACGCAGTCGGCCTTATGGCGGGTCACTAGCTCACGGAGGAGAAGCCCGAAGGCCTCGCCAGTCTTAACGGCCTCGCGGTAGTAAAAGACTCGGTCGCCTAGTTGGTCGACGAGTTGTGAGCCCCGAGGGATGCCCATGCCGTCGAGCGTCCCTTGGATACTCTCGGCGACGTCCATTTCATCGTTCTCCGATTGAATGATGACTGAGGTCAGCGGACCCTTGCGGGAGCGGATGCCAAAGAAGTCATGACCAGGAGCGAGGGCGAGCGATAGGGCGGCGTGGGTGACGAGGGCCGACTTGCCAGCGCCTGTCTGCGAGACGAGTAGGCAGGAGCCACCGCGGCAAAGGAAGCGATTGCCTAAGACGCAGGACGGGTCGGTCTCTTTGTCAGCGTCGACCATCGTGCGGAAGTTAAAGGCCTGAGAGGTCTCTTTGCCTTGGCCCTTGCGACGCGTGAGGCTCTTAGCGAGTTGCTCTTGGGCGAGGAGGATGGCCTCGGGGTCGGCACCCGCCTCGTTAACGACTTGAAGGACGGCACGGGCTTGCTCGGCAATCTTGCGTAGGTTAAGGGCTTTAATCACCGCAAGCGACCAAGCCTTATTCGGCTGAATGAATTGCCCGGTGGTCGATAGGTCAGAGACGGCAAAGGCCTCAACGGGTGAGCCGAGTTCTCGAAGGCGCTGCGTGACGGTCAGCTCGTCGGGGGTCGTTCCCTCGTCGATAAGCCCGCTGATGGCGGCGGCTATGTCTTGATGCCGAGGCTCAAAGAAGTCGGAGGGGATGAGCCCATCGGGTAGCGGTAGGCCTTGAGCGATTGAGACGGCAAGGAGATGCCGTTCCGCGTCTAAGGCAGAGGGGGGAGGTTGTTCCATGGCTTGGAGGTTGGCGGGGGACTAAGGGGCTTAGGTCTTACGGGGGCGAGACTTTTCTCCGTAGTGAAGCATTGGGTAGGGTTTAGCGTCTTTGCGAATGGCTCTGCGATAGATGCGTTTATCGATGAAGCCTAACTTGATGCCTTTCTCCAAGTTATCCCAAGCGGAGTTGCGGGACATCTTCCAGCGCGTGGCCCACTCGGCTACGGTGCGATAGCCTGGAGCGGGCGTCTCGGCGGTCTTGTGTATGGCGGACATGACGCGGAGTAGCAGAGCGTCGGGCTTGGATTTGCTCATGGTTTAAAGGTCTTGAGTTCCGTCTGCCAGATCCATTGGTCGCCCATCTTGTGGATTAGCCATGCCTTGTAGTCGCCCCCAGCGGTGACAAAGCCGGCGACGAAGCCCGAACCCCACCGGGCGGTCGCTAGGCGGTGAGAGGCGTAGGACATCTCGTCCTTGAGGCATAGACACCCAGCGGAGAATGCGTTCCCGCCCCCGTGCTTGGTCAAGGCGACACTTGCAAGGTTGTGGGTGTGTCCATGTATCAAAGCCCCGCCGTGGGGAGCGTAGTGTAACCCCTGGACGACTGTCCCGTTGGCGCCGTGGGCGTAGCCGTGGACCATAGCGACAGGGCCTAGACGATAGACTCCTTTGTCGGCGTGGTAGGGCAGGATGACCTTGGCACCGTTCTGTCGGGCGACGCGGTTGATGCGGTCCTTCAAGTCGGTGCAGTAGTCGCGAACGATGGCCTGTCCGTGGCCCTGCATAGAGTCGAGCCGATGCTCGTGATTGCCCCAGAGGTAGACGTTGGGCTTCCACTTGGCAAAGAAGTCCTCGCCCGCTTCGATGTCCAGCTGCAGGGACTCAGCGCCTTCCTTATCGGTGCCCACGCCCTTACGGAGTGAGCGGAAGTCGTAGTGATCGCCGCCGGCTACGCGGATGTCGGGCTTGAAGTCTTTGGTAAAGGCATACAGCGCCGCGAGGGCCTCGGGGTCTGCCATGTCCCCGTGCGAGTCCGAAGCGAAGATGAACTTGGTTAACTTGCTCATACTCTTGGAGGGGATGGCTTCCCTTTGTAGACCCCGTGCTTCTCTTTATGGCTACGGAAGCGAAGGCCTTGACGGACGGCCGAGTTATACATACCGGGAGCCGAGAAGCCGAACTTCATGGCGGTCTCGGTAGCGGTCAGCCCTTCAGCGATGCCCTGGGCGGCGGCCTGAGCCATCGTGAGCCGTCCCTTGGCTAATAGGTTCGAGTGTTCGTCGTTAAGGCGGTGCGTGTGCGTCGTGCCGCGTCCCCACTCAAGACGGCGCCGACAGCCCGGAGGCCAGATGATGCCATGACGGCAGACGAAGGCCTCGATGGTCTTGAGGGTTACGCCAGCAATCTTAGCGGCGTCAGCAGTTAGCCAGGAGCCACGGATGGCTTCCCTGATGGCCTTGGCGATGTGGCGGTCGGTCGGGTCTTTGTAGTCGTCGACCCGGATATGTGGCTTAGAGTCGTAATGCGGACAGGTAGCGAGGAAGCGGAGTCGGTCGATACTTACGCCCCAAGCCGTCGACATCTCCCTCAGCTCGTCGTCGGTGGGTATGGACATGATCAGAACTTGTCGGTGGCCTTAGCGTCGTTCCAGAGTTGTATGATATAGGCGGTCTCGTCCTCGGGCTTTAACTCTGCAAGGTAGTCGCTGACAGCGTTACCAGCCTTAAGCAGCGCGTCGATGCCGTTGCGGTAGCGGTTCAAGTCCTTCTCGGAGATGACGACCCATTGACCGTCCTCGGTCATCTTAAGGACGTTCGCCAGTTGAGCGTTGATGTCCTGTTGCGCCTTTAACTCAGCGAGTAGGCGGTCGATAGTCTGCTGCTTGGTTTCTTTGCGGCTCATAGTTCTAGGTGCTTGGCGACTGACTTGCCGACCTCACGGAGCATGACGGCGGTGTTAGGTTTGAAGACGTAGGTCTGGGTTGGGATGCAACCTTCGAGCATCTCGCGGATGCTGGCGGCCTCCTCGTCATTAGCCGGACCCACGCCTTCGGTCTCGATATGGAGGTGAATGACTCGCCAGCCTCGGACCTCGTTCATCAGCTGCTTAGTGACGACGACCTCGTTGATGTACCGGGTGTCGGTGACGACAACGTGCCCACGCTCACGGGTGGCGGCCTCGGTGAGGTTGTAGACGAAAACGTCCTTGTGAATGGATCGGGCGAAGCGACCTAGGGCGACAAGCGTCTCGCGGTGGGTGGCCTTGACGGTATCGTCGTGGAAGTTAACCGACAGGCCTAGGTTGATGCTGAAGTCGTTAGCCGCGTCCTTGAGGGCATCGGCAAAAGCAATCCGCTTGATGTCCTGGGAGTGTCTAATCATCCCCTCAGCGAACGTGTCCTTCCCGCTACGGGCGTAACCCGACAGGAGGACGATGGTCTGGGGGGTCTTGAGTCGTGCGCTCATATTACCAATCGGTCGGGGTTGGGATGGTCGACGCGGCGGCACCCTTGCCCTTGGGGAAGTTCATCTTATATTTGAACTGCGGACGGCCCTGCCATTCGCCATCGGGGGTCACTTCCACCTCGACCTCGAAGTAAGTGGCGGTCGCCGGCTTGAGGTAGTCCAGGAAGTCGGGCACGGAGAGGTTGGCACGGGGTTCGCTGACATACTTCCCGCTGATCTTGCCGACGAGCATGGCGAGCGACTTGCCGAACTTGGTGCCGTAGTTCTTGGAGAAGCACAGGCCTTCGGCGGTCTTGAAGAAGAGGCGGGCACCGACTCCATCCTCGTAGACCTTGACCTT